GTGCTGTTCTTGGATTTGATGTTCCATTCTGCGGAGGCTTTGATGGCCTTGACATCACCGAAGAAGAACCACTTATTAACTATAGAATTCTTGATGGCAAGAATGAATACGATAGCTACGCATATCGTTCTATTAAGCAAGCAATCGACCTTGCAGCAGACCCAGAAATGCTTGACACGAGCATTATTTGCGTACCAGGTCTACAAGAACAAACGCTTACAAGCTATATTGTTGATGTTTGTAAAAATCGCGGCGACAGCATGGCACTTATCGATCTCGTAGGAGATTATAAGTATGCTTACGAATCAGGTGATAATAAAGAATTCCGTCCAACAAAACCAGGCGAAGCAGGTGGCGTTGTCTCAGAACTTATTAATCGTCAGATCGATAGCAGTTACGGTGCGGCATACTTCCCAGCAGTATTCGTACAAAGCGAAGGAATATTCCTACCAGCATCAATCGCTGCTCTAGGCGCTTATGGTGGCACAGAAGGTCGCTCGGCATTATGGTTTGCACCAGCAGGATTTAATCGCGGTGGATTAACAGAAGGCTCATCAGGTGTCGGTGTTTCACGTACAGCTTATAACCTTAATGCAAGCGAACGCGACGATCTATATGCAGCAAATATTAATCCAATTGCTACATTCCCAGGTGAAGGCGTTGTAATCTTTGGTCAAAAGACTCTACAGGTTACACCATCAGCTCTTGATCGCGTAAATGTTCGTCGTCTAGCAAACTTCATCAAGAAGCAAGTTAGCCGTGTTGCAACCCGTGTACTCTTCGAGCCAAACGTTGAACAAACTTGGAATAATTTCAAATCAATCGTTGATCCATTCCTACTTGCAATTAAGAATGCTTATGGTCTTGATGACGCAAGAGTTGTTCTCGACAGTACAACAACAACCGCAGACCTAATTGACCGCAATATCATGTACTGCAAAATCTATATCAAACCAACCAGAGCCATCGAATATATCGCTATTGACTTCATCGTCACAAACTCTGGCGCAGCATTTAGCGAATAATTAAAAGAATAGGAGAATAATAACATGGCATTCTGGAATCAAGCAAGCAGCGATCCAAAACGTGCATTTAGATTTAAGGTATCATTTGGATTATTAGGAGATGCGGGAACGTATCTTGCACAATCTGCAAAGCGTCCAACTTTTACAATTACTGACGGTACAAAAGTAGATTTTCTTGATAAAGCGTTTCACTTCCCAGGAAAAGTTACATGGGAGCCTGTAACAATTAAATTTGTTGATAGCGAAAGCGAAGGGGTTTCAAAAGCTTCTTATAATTATTTAACGAATGCTGGCTGGATTAGTCCAGGAAACGCAGCCTTCACCCCAGGAAATATTCAAAATAATTCTGCTACAAAAACAATTGGAAAAGGCTCTGCAAGCGCACAAACAAAAGCTATAACAATAGAAGTACTTAATGCGGCTGGTGTAAGTGTTGATGTTTGGAAATTAAATAATCCATTTATAACAAAGGCAACCTTTAACGATCTATCCTACGCATCAGAAGAAATTCTAACGGTTGAATATACAATCCGTTATGATTGGGCTGATCTCGGCAAGCAATAATATCTAGCTATTTCTAATTCCTCACCTATTTACTATATAAATAATAGGTGAGGAAACCAATAGGGCATTCTGGAATGACCCAACGAATCTGATACCCAAACAGAAACATCGTTGGGTCATTTCTTTTGGCGATAGAGAAAAAAATGCACCATTTACTGGTAAAGCAGAAAGTCTTGATGATAATACAATGCATTTTTTTCTTGCAAAAAGCGTTGATCGTCCAAGTTATAGCATAAAAACAATTAGTGCAAAATATCTATATTCCCATACATTTAAGTTTCCAACGCGACCTGTTTGGAATCCAATAACTATTACATTTTATGATGCACAAGTAGCAGATGATGTACGCACCTATCTTAATAATCCAAAAATTAATGGTGCAGGAACTGATATAGAAAATGTAAATCAAAAGATATTTGATACAAGCAAGGCATTGTTTAAGCAATCAACTCAATTTTTCTTTTATGACTTCCTACGTAAATCGGGCTACTACGACCCAGAAGAATATGAAAGAGACGATCAGCTTTTAAGATTTAGAAGTTATAATTTTAAAAGAAATATGATAGAATCATTGGTTGGCAGTAATGGTAGTAATTTGGACTTTGACGGTACGACAGCAAATAATACTTTAACTTATAAAACGTTAAATATAACAGAATACGCACCAGATGGAACACCACAAGAAATGTGGAGAATAGCAAATCCATTGATAACAGATGTTAAATTTGATAAATTAGATTATAGCGCAGATGATATTCCGCTTATTACTGTTACCGTTGAATATGATTGGGCATCACTTGAACCACAAACAGCGTTATTTAATGGGCAAACAACAGATGTACTCATCAAGGAATTTAAAGATAATGTTGCTCAAATTAAAAAAGATACAGACGCAAGACTAGCACAAATAGCAGCTGCCCAATTAGGAAAAGAATGGAACGATAGATTTGCAGGCAAAGATGGAATTCTCCAAGAAGATGAAGCAAAATTTGCCATAGCTCAAGCATATGCCGAAGCTGAAGACGCGGCGATGGCTTTATATAAAGGAACCCCAAGACAATTAAAAGATTTAATTTTTAAAAATGATGAAGGCACCGGTTTATTTGGTATCCAAGAACAAAGGGATAGTAAAACAAAAGAGATACTTCAATCTCTTGAGCAAAAAGCCCTTACTGGGTTAGAAACCGAAGTTCGTGGAACTCCTGGAACTTCTGCAATTTATCTTGGAGAAGATGGAGAAGTTTCTTCTCTTTTTGCAACAAATGTAGATTCTGCAAAAAAATTAATCGACCTTACAGAATCGCAGTTGAAATCGCTTTCACCGGAAAAACTTCAAGAATTTGCAAAAAAGACAGGAATAGATATTTCAAAAGTAACCGATGTCGTTGCGGATGAAAGGGCGGCGCTTGAATCAGCATTAAATAGCGGAAAAAGAGTTATTAAAATAGACCAAGATACAAATTTTGTAAACGGAATGCTTGCTGAATTTGATGCCAGCTTTAAAGCTGGCATGGTAGATTCACCAATCAGAAACCCAGTTACAATGGGATTATTAGATGATGCTGCATACAGAAAATATCAGGAAAATAGTATGGAGGTTGCATCTGATATAATTGGACGCATAGACCAGGCATTAGACGATAACCCAATTGGTGCAGATACGTATCTTGATCAAAAAATTACTATATTAAAAAATGGAATAGAGGTACAAACAACTTTAAGAGAGCAATTAGGTCAAGAACGAAAAAAATATTCTGATGAAGTATCACAAGCAAGAGAATTATGGAAAGTCCTTAAGCCACCAGAACCCACACCAATGACACCAGCAGATGCTGCAATGATGGGAGATTTTGAAAGAGGAGAAAGTGCGGCGCTAGTTGACGGAGACATAAATTATAAAACTAGAGAAACAATAAAAGCATTTCAAGCAAATCCTCAATCATTATTAATGTTTGAACCAGAATATATTGTTTCATCCGACACTACAATCCCGGATTTTAATCTAAAAAGTAAAGGCCTTGATACTACTTACAATTATACAGGACTATATTCATCAGATTTAAAATTTCATGTGAATATTTTAGATTATTTACCAACAGAAAGCGAGTAGTATATGAGAAACAATCTTGAGGAACGTTTTGAGGAACTAAGAAGTACAGCAAGTCAAGAAGTAGCACCAACGGTTGAAGCAGCAACCGAGCAACAAAAAGGTCCAACATTAAATTTCGTTGTACCAACAGAGATGGTTGATCTACCAAGCCGTGGTCAATATTATCCACCCGATCATCCATTGCACAACAAGGAAAGCGTAGAAATACGCCAGATGACCGCAAAAGAGGAAGATATCCTTACAAACAAGAGCTTTATCAAAAAGGGTATTGTTATCGATAGGCTATTAGAATCATTGCTTATTGATAAAAACATAAAGGTTGATAGTCTACTTGCAGGCGACCGTAATGCAATCATGGTAGCTTCCCGAGTAACAGGATACGGACCAGATTACGGCGTTAGCCTCCTATGCCAAGAATGCGGCATAAAATCATCACACGAAATAAATCTAGAAGAGATGGTGGTACGCGATTCACACATTATTCAAATTGATTCAGAAAACGATGAAAAACTAAAACATAGCCGCTTAGAAAATGGTAACATCGTTGTTCAACTACCACGAACAGGTTGGTTTGTTGAATGTCGTCTACTAAATGGTAGCGACGAAAAGCGCCTCCTATCCTATATGGAAGCAAAGCGTAAAAAGGATCCCGAAGCCGAATTAACACTAAGTGAGCAGGTAATGTTCATTGTTGATAGCATTAACACTGTTGATGATAAAAAAATCCTTATTGAGGCAATTTATAATATGCCTGCCCGCGATGCAAAGCATCTACGTACAATCTATCAGAAGCTTATCCCAAACGTAAGAATCAAGAAGAAGTACACTTGCAGTTCCTGTTTTGAGGAACAAGATGTGGAGGTTCCTTTTACACAGGAATTTTTTTGGCCTAAATGAGGAATACAACCAGATGGTATATGAGCAGATATTCTCGCTTAAATATCATGGTGGTTGGAGCTTTATAGAGCTTTATAATTTGCCAATAGGTTTACGTAATTGGTTTACTGAACGTCTTAGCAAGCAATTAAAGGACGAAAGAGAAACTATGACGAAGAATTAAGATAGGCTGGTAAGAAATTACCCGCTTTTCTATTTATTATATAATATTATTTTTTGAGGGTTTTTATAGATGACAATACCTACCGTTCCTGTTTATGGCGCAGAAGAATTCCTACTTATACGTCAGGTTGAGCAGCGAATTAAAACGATAGAAGATCTTATAACGAAACTTCCTATTGCCGAAGCTGGTAAAACCCTTGAAGAGATTTCTAGCAAAACCGCTGATTTAAAAAATGTTTTGTTTAAAGACCTTGACAATTTAAAAGAAAAATATTCTGAAATATCATCAGTTCTTGGAAGATTAAGATCGGATATATTACAGAATTATCAAAAAGGTCTTGTTGATTCTCAAGGTGAATTATTAAAATTTATAGAAACTAATAAAAGTTATTTAAACGAAACTGTTATGATAGGAACCGCATCTGTAAATACTATAGAGGGAGTAAAAAAACAAATTACAGATTTAAGTGCAAAGATGACAGAAGTTATAAGAAGTGGTACAGGAAATTTTATAACTGAGATAAAT